CCTAAGGGTACAACTATATTTGGAAGATGGACATCTTTTGAATTAAATAGTGGTACTGCTGTTGCCTATATTGGAGATTAGATGTTAGGATTAGGATTAGCCACATCTAAAGGTGGATTTGTAGATGCCCTCGCAGAGGTAACCAATACTAAATCAATAATATTTGATGGTACGAATGAATATGTACAATTTGGAGATATAGAATTTACAGGTGCTTTTAGTATTTCAGCTTGGATAAAATTTAATAATTTAAATCAAGAAACTTTAATAGGAAATTCAGCAAATTCTAATTGGTTAAGATTTGAAGATACTGATGATATAAAGTTTAAAATAGGTAATAATTCCATTACAGTAACAAATGCAGGTGCTTTTTCTACAGGAAATTGGTTTCATTTTTCAGCCGTCAGAAATAGTAGTAATGTAATTACATTTTACAAGAATGGTGTCGCATTATCAACAACAGGCAGTAGAAGTGGTACTTTTACACCTGAAAGAATAGGACAAAAGACAAGTGGAGATACCTTTTTTGATGGCAACATAGATGAAGTGGCTTTATGGGATACTGAATTATCAGCATCTCAAGTTTTACAAATTTACAATAACAATAAAGCAACTTTAGATTTATCTACTAACACAGGTAGTTATTCATCAAGTGCTAATCTTAAAATGTGGTTAAGAATGGGTGATGGCGATACGTTTCCTATTATTCAAGATCAAACATCTAATAATAATGATGGTACTATGACAAATATGGCATCAAGTGCAATAGAAACAGACACACCTGTACAGATATATACAGTAGCAAATACAAAGTCTGTACTGTTTGATGGTAGTAATGATTTTATTCAAGCAGGTATAATTAATTCAGGCAATTCATTTACAGGAACTTTTTCAGCTTGGGTAAAAAGATCAACGACCGATACAGGAGATTTTATTTATGACGCAAGAGGTGATTCAAATGGTGGTTCAGGTTATTTTAGATTTTTAGCAGATGATGGTGGATCAGATGATGATAAGTTAGATTCTCAAGGAACTAACACTATATATGTAGATGGTGTTGCTACAGATACTTGTAGTGCAGGTGTTTGGCATCACGTTGTTGTTGCAGGTCAAACTATACACGTTAATGAAGATATTAAAATAGGATCAAGCAAATCAGGTGCTTCTAATTTTGATGGAAATATTGACGAGGTTGCTATTTGGAATACTACATTGACTGCATCTCAAGTTGCACAAATATATCACGGTAGTAAAGCTAATTTTGATTTAAGCCAGAATGGTGGTGGATACACATCAGCATCTAATTTACAAGCTTGGTGGAGAATGGGTGATGGAACTATTGATGACTTTACTTTAATTGGTGATCAAACAGATACATCTTTGCAAAGTAATATAATTGATAATACAAAGTTTTTTAGGGAAGAAGATGGAACAAGTGGTGGATGGACACCATATGGTAGTAATAGTGTATCAGTAACATCTGATAGTGTTACAATTACTCACGGTAGCCACGCATTCGGTGCAAGAATAACATTTAAACAAACAGGTGCAAATAGCTGTTTGACAGAAAATTTAGTTGTTGATCAGGTATATAAATTCTCTTGTACAATATCATCTTTAACTGACAACGATTCTGATATGAAATTAAATGTAACAGGTGCATCTGAAACAAGTGAAGTTTTATCTAATGGTGATGCTGTGATATATTTTAGGGCATCACACGCAACTTCAAATATATTTAGATTAAATGGATTAGATTCAGGCGAAACTGTTACTATATCTAATCCAAGCTTACAAAAGGTCAATGGTAACGCAGGTATAATGAAAAATATGGCATCAAATGCAATAGAAACAGATACACCATAAGGAGAATAAATGTTTAGTAATAGAAAATGGGTAATAATAACTTTGGCTGACTATACAGATGAGCAGTTAGAAGAATTAGTATCTAATGCAATACAAACAAGTTCATCTACATTGAGAAAGTCAGTAGATGGAACTAAAGCAATATTGAAGTGGGATGGCGACACACCATCTTGCTTTGATGGTATGGTAACATATAATCACACACAAATACTAACCACTTTAGCGACATCAGAGTGGACAGTTGAGGAAACAGAATGAGCTTAATAGAATCAATTAAAGAAGGCGAAGGTTATAGAGCTAAAGTATATAAATGCACAGAAGGTTACGATACTATAGGTTATGGCTTCGCAATTAAAGACTTAGAATTGGATGAAGAAGTTTGCGACTTAATACTGGATAAAAAGCTAGATAAACTTATAGATGCTACTAACAAAAAGTTTCCATTTTTAAGAGAATTACCACAAGATAAATGTGAAGTAGTATTTGAGATGGTATATCAACTTGGACTTACTGGTGTAAGTAAGTTTAAGAAGATGTTAAAAGCATTAGAAATAAAAGATTACGATAAGGCATCTGCAGAAATGCTTGATAGTTTATGGGCTAAGCAAACACCTAATAGAGCTATAAAGCTTAGTAATCAGATGAAAAAATGTTAGATACTTTACGAACAGCAGGTGTAGGAATAGTAGGAAGCGCGTTGCATTGGACAGAATATGTGCCGCCGATAATGAGTGCTTTGGCGGCATTGGCAACATTAGTCTATATGTTAATTAAAATTAATAAAGAGATACAATAGAGGTAAGATGGCGAAAGTTTTAAAAAGAGCAATCGTTACACCAGATAAACATTTTCCTTTACATTCACAACCTGCTATTAATTGTGTTATACAGACTATTGAAATTATAAAGCCTGACATATATGTAGATTTAGGCGATAGTGGAGAATGGGGTAACTTTTCGCATTGGAAATGGAAAAGAAAAAAAAGACCACCATTAGAAGTAATAATACCAACATTAGATCAAGACGTTAATGATGTTAATGAAGGTATGGATCAGATAGATGAGGCGTTAGATAAGGCAGGATGCGAAACTAAACACTTTATTGAAGGTAATCACGAACTATGGTTAGATCAGTTTGTAGAAGAACATCCTTACTTGCCTCAGTATAAACCACAGAATTGTTTGAAGTTAAAGGAGCGTGGATATAAATATCATCCTTGTGGAAAGTTTTTAAAGATAGGTAAATTAAATTTTTATCATGGACATTTGTATGGAGGTCAGTATCATACTGCTAATCATCTAAGAAAGTTAGGTGCTAATGTTATGTATGGTCATTGGCACGACATCCAACAAATGAGTGCTACACATATAGACGGACAAAAGTCAGCCTGGAGTATAGGTTGTTTAAAAGATATGTCTGATGCTAGTAATGAGTGGTTAGGTGGTAGAGAGCATAATTGGTGTCATGGATTTGCAATAGTAGACTTTTTTGAGAAGGGTTACTTTTCTGTACACCTTATGCAAATTATAAATGGAGTTACAAGCCTTTATGGAGAAAAGATAGATGGCAATGTCTAAAGTAGAAATAGAAGCAAAAAAGAAAGAACGAGCTGCAGCTAGAAGGTTGTTGATAGACAAGTTGCGTTTTTGGGTAGGTGTATTTAGTGTGCCTACTATATTGATTATGGCTTGTATGTTGATTGCCGCCGCTTATTATCTTGGTGAAAGTCAATTAGCGGTTGTAACTGGTTTGATCTCTACAATTACTTTAGGATTGATAAATGTATTAACATCTATGGTCGCACCACCACCGCCTGAAGATCCGTTAGCAACAGTAGCAAAAGACTTAGTTCATCACTTGCAAGAAACAAACAAAAGTGCAGAAATTATGATGGATAAAAACCACATAAAAATAGGTGGTAATGGTATGAAAGTAGCAACAAGTAACGATAAAGATTTAGTATGGGGAAATGATGAAAAACCAAGAAAAAGGAAGTAACCATATTTACCATCAAAGAAAAGCTCAGTTAGATGCTTTAAATGGTGAATATAATGGATGGTGGATATATGAGTATTGTAAAGATGCAATAATTAGGTATCAGCCAGAAGGCAGATAATATGTTTATGCTTGAGGTATTATCATATTTAGTATCTGTTTTTTTAATAGCATTTCCAATTTGGATATTATATTTAGTATTTAAGGTTGGAGTAATACATATTATAGATAAATATAAGAAATGAACAATGTATCGGTATCAAATCTACCAGTTTTTTATATAGACAATAGAATAACCTTTAAGATGGAGAAAGTAATGAATTTTAATGAAATAAACACTTTATTAGACAAAGTTGGAGTAGATGGCGATGAAATTAAGAATAATTTTAAAGACGCTGTTGAAAAACAGATAAAAAAAGCTGAAGATAAAATATCTTTATCTGTAAAAGATAAAATTATGTATTATTTTGAAGATGAAAAAGGTAAGAAAATTTTAGTTGATAAAGTGAATAAAGCTATTGATATTCCATTTCTTTCTGAAAAAGTTGAAGAAAAGATTTTTACTATTATATTTGAAGTTATAGGTGGAGTTTTAAAGAAAGTTCTTAAATAATGAGTTTAACCAACAAAACAATAGCCAGTAGTTACAAAGACTTATTGCAGATAGACAATGGTAATAACGGTGTATCTACATCTACAAAGCAAATAAAAAGTGGTGATGGTACTAATTCTTGTGCATCTATATCAGATGATCAATTAGCAATAAAGCCACAGAACGACAATACAACAGATGTTTTAACTGTTAAAAACGCAGGTGGTACAAACTTACTACAAGTAGATAGCACTAATACAAAGGTAAAAGCATTAGGACAGTTTGTTAATACACAAGTTAAACAATTTATGTTATCATCTGTAAACTTTCAACCAACAACAACAAATTGGACAATGTTAGATTCTGTTGGTGGTGGAAGATTTAATTCTACTGCACCTAGTATGGGTTCAGGATCAACACCTAATACTTCGCTTACAATATCAACTACAGCAGATGATGTAGTACAATGTTTGTGGTATTTACCGTTTAACATAACATTAAACCAAGTAATTGTTTGGTTTGGAGCTGATGTAAGTTCAGGTGATGATGTTCAATTTAGTTTAATGAGCTATGATATTGATACAAGTAATGGTAGTACAGGTGGTGATCTAAGTAACGGTACAGAGGTTGCAGTTTCACCATCAGCTATTGTTGGCGCAGGTTTTGAACAGGCTTATTTTCAAACTTTAAATATAAGTAGTGCAGATGTAAATTTAGGCAAGGCAATAACTGCAAATGTCAAGATGGATGGAACTTCGGCTGATTTGACAATATCAATGCAGGTAATATACAGTTTAAGGAGCGCGTAATGGCAAATTTAAATACACAATTAGTGTTAAGTGCAAATGGTAAAGAGTTTGAATTTCAAAACTCTAGTACATATAATGAAATATTAAATATAGAGCAGTCGGTATCTGAAACTGATGATTTTGTAAGATTGTTGCAAGTTGATCCTTTATCAGGCGGTGCTACTACAGGAACTATAGAAAATCCACAATTTATTTGTATTTATAATTCTTCTAATCAACCTGCAGAAATTCAACATATTGTTCAAGGTATAACTGCAGGAGCGAGTGACACAACAGGCGCGACAGATGGTAATATACAGATGCTACTTAGACCTTTAGAATATTATATTATACCTCACGCTATGCTTGTTAATTATAGTTCTACTAAATCAGCTATGAATGGAACTACAGTTGCTGTAGATAATGCAACTCCAGATTCTAATATGTTCGGCGGAGTAACAGCTTTTGTGGATGGATCAGGATTGGCAAGTGATGCTTCTGCTACGTCTTTTGATATAGATGATAATGCAGGTTCTCCATCAGGAACAGCAGGATTGTTCAAAGTAGGAGATTTAATTAGAATCGAAGATGAGATAATGGAAATAACAGCGATAACAGACTCTGGTGGTACTGAAGATACTTTAACAGTTAAAAGAGGATTATTTGGTTCAACTGCTGCAACACATGCAGATAATACACAGATAAGACTTCCATTTTTTAATAATTTTGACGATTTTAATACATATTCTACAGCATCTACCGATGTGTCAGGTAACTATAAGTCTACAAACTTTTTTGCCAAATATAGAACTGTTGCATCTAATACTTTAGATGGTTTGTGTAGAGGTACTGTAGCTATTAAATTTTTTGAAGCAGGGTTTCAAGAGTTTGGACTTTCAGGTATTACATCAGCAACAAAAACAGGTTTAACTGCATCTACACAATACTTTGTTAAGATTGGTATAGATGGAGCGACAGCAGATGAAATATCAATTACAACTGATTCTAGCGTAGATACATTTGGTGGAGCAAATGGATTTGTAGCAAAGTTGCAAACTGCAATAGATGCTTTATTTTCAGATGCAAGTAAGAATAATTTTCAGAAAGGAGCAACAGTATCTATCGTAAACGGAGATATAAGGGTAACCTCAAAGCAACATCTTTCTACATCCGCTATCGCGCTAACAGCAGGAACAAGTGGTTCAGACACAACAACAGAAATATTTGCACAAGCAATAGGTAGATTACCTGCCGCACCTGAAGGAGCTGTAGCAGCAAAGCTTCCTGATGATAATATTGTAAAAGATGGAATATCAGTTCCTAACTCTGAAGCATATTTAATGGATGATGGTTTTGGCAATTTAATTGCAGGTTCATTAACACAAGGTAGC